TAGAGGTTATCTCTTTCACTATTCCGATGGTGTTAGAGATGCCTTTATTAATAATGAAATGGACTCAATAAAAAAATCGTCTGCCTACTATAGACTTGGATTTGAGTTTGGTAAAAAATTAAAATTAGAATTGGAGAAAGAGAATGGAAACAACTAAAATAGGCAATACTGAATTATATACAGCCAGAGTTTTAAATATGTCTGTGGCTCAATATTATGGAGTCGTTAAAGAATATAATGAATTAGTGGTTGAAACCAGAGAATTAAATAAAAAAGAGTTAGAAAAGAATGGAGATAAAGCAGAACTAAATCTTTATTATTCAGTCAGATACAACCTTAACAAATTAGTATTAGAAAAAATTAATGGAGAAAATAATGAATAAGTATTTACCATTAATTGTTGTATTGGTTTTAAGCAGTTGCTCTACAACACCTATTGTTGATAGTAGAGGGAAATCATCGGCAAATTTGAAAGGAGATATGAACCGATATCACGACGATTTATTTACTTGCAAAAGTCTTGTAGAAGAAGAAACAAATTTTCTTTTAGAGCAAGGCAAAATAGTATATAATATGTTACGTTTCAAAGTGTTATGGCTAAGTCCTAAAGCACAAACTAGGCAGAATTTAATTAATAATTGCCTAGAGGGTCGAGGTTATAACGTATTAAATAAATAATAAATTGGAGAATAAAATGTCAAATATAATAGATAAAATTTACGATAATACTAAAGATGGAGTGCCTAATTACTCTATAAATTTAATTGATGGCAGGCGATTATATTATAGAGGTATGGTTTTAAACCCTTTGCCACAGTCTGGTGATGCCATTGAATACACAATCATTAATACCAAGACTTCAGCTAATGGCAATCAATACACGAATATAAAAGATGTAAAAGTTGCCACAGCTCATAGTGAGCCTATTAACCAAACACCAACTAATAACTTTAATAAAAATAATACACAAAGATTAGATATTTTTGTTACTGGTATTGTAGGTCGTTCTATGGGTAGTGGTCATTTTTCTGTAGACGATATTGAAAAGCTAACTAAAAATGCAGTAAATGCTTTCAATGAAAACCTCGAAAAATTATAAAAAATTATTCGCTGACTTCTGGGGATATCACGAATACGATATTCCCATTTGTTGGGGTTGTTATAGGCAACAAGCAGTTGATATACACCACTTAATACCTAAAGGAATGGGTGGGGTTAAAAACAATCGTTTAAATAGGATTGATAATCTATTCCCAGTTTGTCGTTCTTGCCATAACAAAGCACACTCAAACAAAGCGATTAATGAGGATTGGAAAGAAAAGCTTAAAGAAAAAATAAAAGAAAAAGAATGGGAAAATTTATATAATAAAAATGGGAGTATAAAATGAATACATGTAGTTTTGACGGAAGACTTGGTGCAGATGCAGAATTAAAAGAAGTATCTGGATATAAAGTTTGTAATTTTTCTATAGGTACAAATGTTGGCTATGGAGATAATAAAAAATCTTTTTGGGTTGAATGTGCTTTATGGGGAAAACAAGGCGAGGGAGCAGTAAAACATCTAGTAAAAGGTCAACAGATATTTGTTAATGGTGAATTATCAACAAAAGAATATGAAAAAAATGGAGTTGTTAAAACTATTTTAATTTTAAAAGTTAATAATTTTTCATTTGGTGCTAAACCTATGACTGCACAAACAAATAATATTCCAAGCCCTGATTTAGATGACGAAATACCATTCTAATGGATATTTATTCAATAGGGTTTGACCCTAATAAACTATCATATCAGCATGAAGAATTGGGAATGAGGTTTGCTGACCTTGATACAGCAGTTGAATTAATGAAAAAAGAAGAAAAAATGATAATTGCTGAATTAACGATTTACTATTCAAAAAAAGCCAATTATAAAAATATGACAGAATTAAATGGTTTAATTTATTCTGATATAAAATTTAAGAGCTATCTTGATAGATACGAGAAAACTCTTAAACAAAGGAATCAATCTAAAATTAGATTTGAAACCTTTAAGGCTTTCAGAGATGACTTAAGAACTAAAGTGGTCAATGAAAGAGAACTGGCAAAACATAATTTATAGAAAGGATTATTATGTCACAAATAGAACAGGTTTTAACCTACCTTAAAAAAGGCAATTCAATAACATCATGGGAAGCTATTCATAAATTTAGATGCACACGATTAAGTGCTGTTATTTATAGTTTAAGAGAACAAGGCTACACTATTATTGCTCAAAATCTATTAGGTAAAAATGGCAAAAGATATGCTGAGTATACGTTAATTAAGGAGAATAATAATGTCAGATAAGTACAATCTTTCAGATGAATTAAATCAATCACGTGAATTAGACCAAGACCAAGAAAAAGAAACTGCAATATACAAACATTTAGCTGATATTGGAGTTATGGATAAATTAGTTTTTGCTCTAAATGAATATATTATTAAGTTTGGCAGAACTAGTAATATTCACGACCAATGTTTTGATTTAAAACTTCAAGTTCTTGCAAATAAAAAACACCTACAAGATTGGGTAGACAAAATATGAGAGAACATTTTGAAAAATTTAATGTTAGTGGCAAGGGTTTACTGCCACTTTCATTTAGCCATATTAATGAATTTGCTTTTTATAGAGAACGATGGGCTTTAAGACGTATATTTGGTTATGAATTTCCTAGTTCAGCACCTGCAGAAAGAGGTAAAGCTGTTGAATCTGGATTAAATATGGTTCTTAATGGAATATCTGTACAAGAAGCTTCTGAAAAAATGATTGCAGAATTCGATGCTAATTGTTTAAAAATAACAGACCCTAAAGTTGAAGATGAAAGAGCTAATTTAGTTCCTTTATTAGAACTAGGGGCTAGTAAATTTCAAGAACATGCTTTTCAATGGAATTTAATTGGTTATCAAAAGAAAGTTGAAGTTGATATACAAGGCATACCATTTATTGGATATACTGATTTTCAGTTTGAAGATAAGAACTCAAAAGAAGATTTTTTTATTGATTTAAAAACTTCTAAAACAAATCCCTTACAGATGTCTACATCTCACGCTATGCAACAATCAATCTATAATAGAGCGACTAATGCAAGGCAAATGCTATGGTACTTAAAAACGCCTACAAAGACCAAAGCACCAGAGTTTACTCAATTAGAATTATCAAGTTATGACCACTATATGAAAATATGTGAACATATTGTAAATGTGATGGGTAATTATTTAAAAACTGTTAATAGTCCAGATGATATTAAAAATTCATTAGTGCCTAACCCTGATAATTGGATTTGGAAAGAAGAAACAGTTCTAAATGCTAGAAAGGAAATCTGGGGATATTAACCAAATTTAAAAAATAGGTTTATTTTATAATCTATTTAATATAAAAATATAAACAAGTTAAATTGGAGAAAATAAATGTTTATAGATGAAAATTCAAAGCCTAAAGAGAAATTAAAAGCATGGTATCTTTTCACAGAAGATTTCATTGCAGGTACTCAACACCTTTCAAACGAGCAAATAGGAATATATATTAGATTACTTTGTTGGAACTGGAATAAAAGGTGTGCAGGATTACCAAGTAATAATATGACTATTTATAGAATTGCGAATTGTATAACAGATGATGAAAGGCAATCATGTAATATAATTATAAAAGAGTTTTTTATTCTTATTGATGACCATTATCAAAATGAAAGACAACTTCAAGAATATCTATATATAACAAGAAGAATAGATGCTTCTAAAGTCAATGGTAAGTTAGGTGGCAGACCAAAAAAACCTAGCCAAAACCCCCCTACCCCTACCCCTACCCCTAAACCTAAAACCACTAAAATAGATTATATTTCTCTTTTTAATACTTTTTGGGATAAAGTTTCTAATAAAGTAAGTAGAGGTATCGCAGAAAAGAATTATTTAAAGCTAGAAGAAGAATGGTTAAATAAGCCACAAGATTTAGCTATAATGTATAATAATTATTATAAATCTGTTGAAGATAAACAATTTGTTAAACAACCTGCATTTTGGTTATCAGCTAAAAAATACTTAGATGAAGCACCTAAAAAACAAGAAGAAATTAAAACTGACCAATATTCTATGAGATTAAAAGTATTTAAAGAAGCTGTAGATAATAAAAAAGGCAGTAGCTTTGCTCAGAAATATGCAAAACAACACCCTTATGACGTTCAAAGGGCTATTAATGAGGGGCATTTTACAAGGTCAGACGCCATTGAGTATTTAGATATGGGGAGTTGGGTATAATGATGAGTTTAATTAAAGGTTATACGACTGTTTTTCAATGTATTGGCGATGCTTATAGGCAAAAAGATATACAAAGATTTTATTATGGTTATCAACTCTGCATAAGGGCTAAAACTAATATGAAAAACTTGCATAAATATCTTGATAATAGGTATAATTTTAAAAGAGGTGAATGTTTTAAAATGTTAAAAGAAGCTAGAGGATATAAAAAATGAGTAGGCAACACAATATAAAATCAAAATATATTGAACTAACAAACATATATAAAGAATTTAAAAATAAAAAACCTACAGAAGAAGAAACTGAAAAATTTGAAGATGTACCAGAAATATTATCTGAAAAAGATAGAGAGGGAAGCTATAAAAAAGCAAGTTATATGGAATTTTATCAAAGATTAAAGTTTTTTATTGATACAGAAGAACAAGTTCAGCCATCAGGTATGGTATCTAAACACAAAGATTATGTAAGGTAAAAGGTTAAAAATGGATATTCAAGAAATAGAAATAGATAAATTAATCCCATATCACAATAACCCTAGAAAAAACCAAGATGTTGATAAAGTTGCAAGTTCTTTGTCTGAATTTGGCTTTCAACAACCAATAGTTGTCGATAAAAAAATGGTTGTTATTGTTGGTCATACTCGATTATTAGGTGCTAAAAAACTAGGAATGAAGAAAGTACCAGTTTTAGTTGCTGACTTAAGTGAAGCTAAAGCAAGAGGTTATCGTATTGCCGATAATAGAATAGCTGAAGATGCAAATTGGGATTATGACTTATTAAAACTTGAAATAGATTTGCTTAAAGAAATAAACTTTAATATCAATGAGTTAGGGTTTGAAGAACAAGAACTTGAAACAATAATATTTCAAAATAATCACGATTCACGAGATTGGCTAGATACTGAAGAACATTGGCAAGATATGCCATCTTTTGAGCATCAAGACCAATCACCACATAGAGCATTAACAGTTAATTTTGTAAATCAAGATGCCGTAGATAAATTTTTCCAATTAATTAAACAAGATTACACAGAAAAAACTAAATATATATGGTTTCCATCTATTGAAAAAAGAGTAGTTAAAGATAAGTATTATGAAAACTAATCAATTTCCAATTTATATTCCATCAAAAGGTAGAGCCGATACAAGATTAACAGCAAAAGCTTTAGAAGAAATGAATGTTCCATATACAATAGTTGTAGAAGAACAAGAGTACTCGCAGTATGCGAAGGTTATAGATAAGAAAAAAATATTAGTATTAGATAAGACCTATCAGCAAGATTACGATACATGCGACGATTTAGGCGATAGTAAATCAAAGGGACCTGGACCTGCTAGAAATTTTATATGGCAACATAGTATTGATAGAGGTTATAATTGGCATTGGGTTATGGACGACAATATAAAATGTTTTAGACGTTGGCAAAATAACTTAGAAATAAAATGTACTGATATAACACCATTTCAAGTTATGGAAGATTTTGTACTAAGATATAAAAATATAGGTATGGCAGGACCAAATTATACATTCTTTGTTATAGATAAATGGGGACATCAATATACACCTTTTACAGTTAATACTAGAATTTATTCATGTAATTTAATAAGAAATGATTTACCATTGCCAGATAGGTGGCGAGGAAGATATAACGAAGATACAGATTTATCATTAAGAATATTAAAAAAAGGGTGGTGTACAGTTCAATTTAATGCTTTCTTACAAGAAAAAGCTAATACACAAACGCTAAAAGGTGGAAATACAGACGAATTTTACGCTGAAGAAGGTACAATTCCCAAATCTAACATGCAAATGAAATTGCACCCAGACGTTACAAAGCTCGTGTGGAGATATGGTAGGCATCATCATTATGTAAATTATAATAAATTTAAAAAAGAAAACAAATTAGTATATCGTGAAGATTATAAAAGAAAAAAAGGAATTAATGAATATGGTTTAAAATTAAAAAAATTAAATAATTAAAATATACTTTTACTCAAAGGGAAAAAGAGGATTATGGCAAGACCAAAGAAATATCAAATTGATACTGTTCAATTACAGAAATTAGCAACATTAGGTTGTACAAATAAAGAAATGGGAGATTTTTTCGGTTGTTCAGCAGATTTATTAGAAAAGAGTTATTCGGAATTTCTGATAAAAGGGAGGGCAGAACAAAAAATGAGATTGAGACAACTACAATGGAAAGCATGTGAAAGTGGAAATGTAACAATGCTTATATTCTTAGGAAAGAATATGTTAGGTCAGCAAGATAGAATTGAAGAAACACAATTAGATGAACCATTGCCTTGGACTAACTAATGCCATTAACTAAACCTCAAACAGAAGTTATTGAGAATAAATCAAGATTTAGAGTGTTAATAACTGGTAGAAGATTTGGCAAAACATTTTTAGCAATAAATGAGTTAGCTAAGTTTGCAAGTCAATCAAATAAAAAAGTTTGGTATGTTGCTCCTACTTATAGACAAGCTAAACAAATATGTTGGAATGAACTCAAAGAAAGATTAGTTGACCATAGGTGGGTTAAAAACATCAATAATAGTGATTTAACTATAACTTTAAAAAACAATTCAAGGATTACATTAAGAGGTGCTGATAACGAGCAATCTTTACGTGGAGTTGGGCTTGATTTTATTATTCTTGATGAATTCGCAGATATACATAAAGAAGCTTGGTATGAGGTATTAAGACCTACATTATCAGATACTGGAGGACATGCTCTTTTTTGTGGTAGTCCTAGAGGATTTGGAAACTGGTCTTATGAACTATTTAAACAAGGAGAAACTAATAAAGATTGGTCTTCATTTAAATATACAACCTTAGAGGGTGGGCAAGTTGCAGATGACGAAATAGAGCAAGCCAGACAAGATTTAGATATAAGAACATTCCAACAAGAGTATGAAGCAACATTTGTTAATTATTCTGGAATGATTTACTACAATTTTAATAGACAAAAGAATATAATAGAAAAATATAGTAAAGATTCAGCAGTTTTACATATTGGATTAGATTTTAACGTAGACCCTATGAGTGCTGTAGTTTGTATTATACTACAAGAAACAATTATGGTTGTTGATGAAATACAAATTTATTCTTCAAATACTCAAGAAATGTGCGAAGAAATTACAAATAGATACAATAATAAAAAAATAATAGTTTATCCAGACCCTAGTGCTAGACAAAGAAAAACGTCTGCAGGTGGATTTACTGATTTAAGTATCTTGAAAAATGCAGGATTTGATGTAAAATGTAAAAATACAGCACCTTTAATTAGGGATAGAATTAATGCAGTTAATTCAAAACTTAAAAATGTTAATGGAAAAAACAATCTGTTTATTGTTAAATCTTGCAAAAATGTTATTAAAAGCATAGAAAGACAGATATATAAAGAGGGTACTCACATTCCTGATAAAGATAGTGGTTATGACCATATGAATGATGCTCTAGGTTATTTAGTAGAATTTAACTTCCCACTAAGACGGAATTTTGTAGCAAGCCCAGTTAAAAGGTGGAGTTGATGAACAAAGAAATCTTACAAGCTAAACATGATTTATGGCACGCTAACATATCTAATTGGGAATTTTATATAAGAAGTTATTTAGGTGGGAATGATTATAAAAATGGATATTACCTTCATAGATATGTTTTAGAAAGCCCAGAAGAATATGATTCAAGAGTAAGGCATACACCAGTAGATAATCATTGTAAAAATGTTGTTCAAATATATACAAGCTTTTTATGGAGAGTGCCACCAACAAGAGAATATGGTGTATTAGATGGCGATTTACAATTACAATCTTTTATAAAAGATGCAGATTTAGATGGTAGGTCATTTGATACTGTCATGCGAGAAGTACAGATGAACGCCAGTATTTATGGTAATTGTTGGGTTATATTAGACAAACCACAATCTAATGCAAAGACTAGAGCAGAAGAACTGGCTCAAGATATTAGACCTTATATTTCAATATACACTCCAGAAAACATTGTTAATTGGAATTATAAAAGGTCAGCTAGTGGCAGATTTTATTTAGATTTATTAGTTGTTATTGAAGATATTAATTCAGAAAGGGCAATTATAAAAGTTTTTACTGAACAAGCCATAATGACATATGAGTTTGAAGAATATGATAAAGAATACACAGATAAAGAACCTAAGTTATTAGAGGAAATTCCTAATCCAATAGGAACTATTCCTGCTGTTAATGTATATAATCTTAGAGGTAATAAAAGACCGATTGGTATTAGTGATTTAGCAGATGTGGCACATTTGCAACAATCTATTTATAATGATTATTCAGAAAAAGAACAATTAATTAGATTAGCTAATCACCCAAGTTTAGTTAAAACACCTAATGTTGAAGCTAGTGCAGGTGCAGGAGCAATTATAGAAATACCAGAAGATTTAGATTCAGCCCTAAAGCCTTATATAATACAGCCTAGTGGTCAAAACTTAGATGGCATTATGAAGTGTATACAAACTAAAGTAGATGCTATTGATAGAATAACTCATATGGGTTCTGTTAGAGCAACTGGTTCACAGATAGCAAGTGGCATAGCATTACAAACAGAGTTTCAATTATTAAATGCTAGGTTATCAGAAAAAGCAGATTATTTAGAAAACGCTGAAGAACAAATCTGGGATTTATTTGCTAAATGGCAAGATAAACAATGGGACGGCTCAGTAAATTATCCAGACACATTCGATATTAGAGATTGGGCTAACGATTTACAATATCTACAAATGGCTAAAGCATCTGGCATTAAATCAGAAACCTTTAACAAAGAAATAGATAAGCAAATAGCAGAAGCAGTAATAGATGATAACGAAACTATGAAAACTATTAATGAAGAAATAGATGCTGTTAGAACTGTTAGAGGGCAATTCCAGACAACCGAAGTAGAGGGTCAAACAGTTGGCGAAGAAGAAAGCTAAAACCAAGATACCAAAAAAATATTTATCTGGGTTAAAAGGTAAAAAAAGAACTGCGAGAGCAAATTTATTAAAGCGAGTTAGTGCCTTGTATAAAGCAGGTGCAAGAATACCAATGGCATTATTAAAGAAAAGGAATAAGTCATAATGGCAGTAAAAAGAAAACCTTTATCAGCAAGAACTATTGCAACGCTTAGAGCAAAAGCTAAAAAATCAAAATTATTTAATTTAACAGATTTAAAGGCTAGTTTTCGCAGAGGGCAAGGTGCATTTCTTTCATCTGGCTCAAGACCAAGGATACCTATGTCAGCATGGGCAATGGCAAGAGTAAATAAACTAATTAGTCGTGGCAAGTCTGGAACATTTGATAAAGACTTAATTAAACGTGCTAGTAAAAGGAAAAAGAAATGAGTTTTGCCAGTATAAATAATGCACCTTTTGGTTTAGCTTTACAAAAAGGCGAAATAAATAGATTTGGTGGTATTCATAAATTTGGACTTAATACAGCAGTTGGTGGTTCTTTTGAAACTATATGGGACGGAAATAATACTTACACCTATCCATCTTCAGCAGGGACAGCCACAGTAACATCTTCTAATACATCAGCAGATAATGCAGGAACAGTTGAAGTTGAGGGTTTAGATGCAAATTATGATGTAGCCACAGAAACAATTACAATCGGTGGTAGTGCAGGAAGTACATCATTTATAAGGGTTTATAGGGCAGTAATGATAACTGCTAATACTGGTAATGCTAATGTTGGCGATTTAACAATTACAGTATCAAGCACAGCAGTTGCTAAAATTCAAGCAGGATATGGGCAAAGTTTAATGTGTGTTTATACTGTGCCAAGAAATTATATTGCTTATCTTATGCAAATAGACATAGGAAGTTCTAAAGATTTAGAAAATGAAATAAGGTTTATAACTAAAGATATAAGTAATGGGAATGTATGGAATACAAGGGCATTTATTACAACTAGAGGTGGCTTTATTGAAAAGAATTATGTCATACCTATTAAAATACAAGAAAAAACAGATATTGAATTAATTGGTAAAGCTAGTGCAACATCTTCAATTTCTGGTGGATTTGAACTTGTTTTACAAGATTTACAAGAATAACCTATAAGAAAATGATGCTGATGTTATGGAAAAGCCTAAAAAAATATGTATTATTTGTAAGGTGT